CAAATTCTTTTTTACACTTATTACAATTTTTTTTCATTACTCTAGTATTAACTTCTTAATTGAAAAAGATCCATCTATATTTGTCTCAAGTTCTGCCATAGATTTTATACACTGGTATTGTACCTGTTTCTTCGTATCACGCATTGCAACTCTCTTACCTTTCAGGCATTCAGACATAGATTCTTGAATTCTGTGTTCTTTGATTTCTCCGTTGATTATCATAAGAAGAGCCACTATTACCTCTGTCATAAAATTTTTCCTTTGTTAACACCTTGCTTTACAACGTACTTTTGTGTACCATGCTTGCCAGTTTCAACTTCTTTTTTTAAATCTTTTACAAACTTCATCTGTTTTGCTTTTTTCTCCATCGATTCGATGTAGTCTATAATCTGTCTATTAATGCGCCCCGTTTCCATTTGCTCTTACCTTATCTTTTAAATCTTCTATATCTTTTAATGCTTTATCTAATTGTTCTCCTAAAAATTCTATGTTTACTTTGTTAGTCATATTCATTTCTTGAGTTTGTTCCATTTTTTCTACAGTCTTGTAAAGATCCTCAATTAAAAATATCTGCTCTTGATCGACGGGGACTTGTTCACTTTTTTTAAGCAAATCATTTTGAAACAGCTCACGTGATGTCTCTAACGATACTAACCTCGCCGTCAACTCCGTGTATGCAAAGACTCCGGCTGCGACGAGTAAAATCAGAGAGGCAACCGTTTTCATCGGCATCTGCACAGCTGCTGACTCCGATATGTTAAGTGGTTTATTTGCCATTTTTCTTTTGTCTTTTTGGTGTAAATAATTTTCCCATCCATTCAAACAAGTCGTCAAGTTTAGCAAAGCATTTATATATAAAATTGTCTATCATTGTTTTGGTTTTGGTAGTGGGAGTATATAATCTTTTGGAGGAATTTTCAATTTGCTTTTAGAAGGCCCTATAAGCTTATCATTCATTAATTTGACGTCAGGGTTCTCTTTTTTATACTCATCTTTCATGTCATCCCATAAACTTTGTGAATTCACTGGTCTAGTGTTATCTTTTGCAGGAGTTACACCTCTACATTTAGATACAAGTAAAGCAAAGTTTTCATTGTGTGCAAGACTAGGATTACTGTTAACTCTACCACACATTTTCATCAGCTCTAGTTGTTGTTTGATTGCTACATTTTCTTTTGAAGTCTTACAGTCTGTACCTAAATATTTTCTGTAAGTTATACTAAAATTTTGTGAGTCATTATCATAATCACTTGAGTTGTATGTATGATAATCTTGTGTGTTATTTCTATCTTCAACTCTAAATTCCATTTCACCACATCGCACACCATATTCATTAAGATATTCGTTTTTAGGATATGCAGGTTCTACAAACAGAGCCAAGATTGTTAGAGCTAGAATAATTAATCCTGTAAAATAATAATTCATCCTGGCTATCTCCATAATTCATTACCTATTTAAATCCTTAATATCATAGTCGTGTTCTCTGACTTGATCTGCTAGTTGTCTGTATAAATTTTCTGCCATCTGCCACGTAGATTCTGCAGAAGTTAGTCTTGTGTTTTGATCTACAATTTTATCTTCAGCAACTTTTAAATCTCTTTTAAGATCTACAATTTCTTGCTGATTAGTGTTGATAGTATCTGTAAGATTAACAATATAACGAACGCCAGTGAATGTTCCGACCAGCACTGAAGCTACTACGGGTACTAATACAAAATTCTTTTTTAAAAGATCTGCTAAATTCATAAGGCATTTTTATTTTTTAGAAGTATAATATATTATTTGTCTTCTATTTTGTAGAACATTTTATCAGTATCCTCTGTAACCCAGCCTTTATTCTCGACATTCCATTCTGTAGTTTGGACCTTATAGTCAGGTATGTCGTCTCGAGTGGTAAAATTACTAATATTCCAAAGGATCCTATTGTTAGGCTGAATAGCATAATTGCCATTATCAAGAGCCAACACATGTCCACACTTATGCTCGTGAGGAATCTCACTGTGTTCAGTATCCAGAATATTACTTTCAGGATGACACCAATCAATTGTGAAGAGATACTCTCCAAAATGTTCTTTTTTATCTTTTCCGAAATATTTGCCGCGTTGTGATGTTAGATAATTAAACATATGCACACTAGGATAATAGCTGAAGCTATTCCACAGTTGAAGCTCGTCAACCTGCATATCTCGCACTTGCTCTCTATCAAGATGTTTTTGGAAAAACGCTGCGATAGGCAACCTAAAAAAGACCGCACCATTTGGTAACATAATGTTAAATAATGTAGCGGCACCTGCCATACTAGTAAGGCCAAAGATAACGCATTCGTCACTTTCTCCCTGATGTTTTTTAAAGTCATAAAGATACTCCTTCCGTACTTTACAATAAATGGGTGGTATGTCTGCATTCAATAAAGCCATTACTTAATATCGCCCCAATTATCTCCTTGTTCATAATCCACTTTGTTTGGAACTTTTAACTCTACTGCACTCTCCATTATTTCTATTATTTGTTCAGCTTTTTCTGGAGATTCAACAGAGATATCCACTTCATCGTGAATTTGTATATGTGGTATTATACCATTTTCATATAAAGCTACCATACTTTTTTTAGTCATATCTGCAGCACTTCCTTGTATTAATTTGTTTAATGCTTTGTACGTAAACGCACGTTTTAAAGGCTCATCATATTCTTTTCTTGCCATCTCTAATGGTAATGGTTTGAATACACCAAATTGCACCGGCTGCCAAAGATCGAAATGACACGCACGGCCTAATAGCGTTCTTATTTTACCCCTATCGTTTGCTTTACGAGATACATTGTCCATAAGTTGTTTAACAAATGGAGCTTTTGTGTGATATTGTTTTATTAATTTTTCTGCAGAGTCTTTCATTAGACCCAATTCGGCCATCAATTTATTTTTACCCATACCATACATCAAACCAAGATTAATTGTTTTGGCTTGTTTACGTTCAATGCCTGCCATGTCTGCAACAACCTGGTGGAAGTCCGCATCACCCTGATTGTATGCTTCTACAATTTCATCAACACCTTCTAAATTTTGTAACTTTGCGTAGTGTACTAAAATTCTTGGCTCTTGTTGTGAATAGTCAAATGATCCCCATGTAGTTTTTTCTTCTGGAATAAATATAGATCTAATCATTGGACCCAGTTCAGGATGTCTTGCAGGAATCTGTTGTAGGTTTGGATTACTCATTGAGAATCTACCAGTTACAGTTCCACCTTGATCTGATCTAATTTGATTTATGTCTGCATGTATTCTACCATTGTGTGCATGCTTTGTAATTGAATCTATAAATGTAGTGTGAGCTTTATTTATCTCTCTTGCATCTGCAATTAGTTTTGGTAGTTCGTGTGGATGATTTTGTAAAAAGTTTTTTGTAAAACTTGGCTCATTACTTTTTTCTGTTCTATCATATGGAAGTTTTAATTTATCAAAAGCTTTTGCTATACTTCGTGCTGCATGTATTTCTACGTCAATTCCTGTTAAACCCTTGATTTTACTGACAATTTTAGCCTCTCGATCCATAAGATTTTTTTTAATATTGTCCGCTTTTTCAAGATCAACTCTTACACCTTTGAATCTCATGTCAACTAAACATGGAAACAATTTTGTCTCCAGGTTAAACACGTCCATCAATTCTTGATTTAATAATTCCACTTTTAATCTTTGCCAAAGTTTTAGTGTAGACTCCGCATCACGTTCCGCGTACTGTCCAACAAAAAGCGCAGGCAATCTCCACATATCTTTTTTAGGATCAAGACCATAATCTTTAGCAGCTTCAATTAAAATTTTTTCGTCCTTACCAATTCCTACATAATGTTTAGAAAGTATATCTAGTCTGTAAGATAATCTGTTTTCATCAATAAGACTGGCTGCAATCATTGTGTCAACAATGTGGCCATTTATTGTCATACCTTCTCGACGCAACCAACACACATCATACATTGCATTGTGAAATATAAATGTGGTATCAGTTTGATTAAGTATATCTTGTAACCAAGAGTAAACTAATTTCTTATCCATGTTACCACCACCTTCATGTGCAACAGGGTAATAACCTTTCCAACCATCAACAGCTACAGCTACGCCAACTATGTGGCCATCGCCTGCAACGTTAGCAGAACCAAGACTTAATAAATTTGGATCATTTGTTTCTAGGTCAATTGCTATTTCTTTATAACCTTTTAAATCTTTTAAACTGTCTGGCATTACCCATTCCGTTTCAGGAGTAAACAAAGGAATTTGAGTATTTCTCATGAGTAATCCCTTTCAATAATCATCTCTAAATAGTGTATAGCTTTTCTCACGTCCTCTTCCTTTCCCTTCGATTGATGTCTACAGATATATTTTATAGCGTTGCCTTCTGCAAATAGCAACTTGTTTTCGTTAATAAACTCTGCAGGTTGAATTTTCATGGAACGGTAGTGTTTCCCACCGACCTGCTTATCTAAAGAATCATATTCTGCTTTCTTAAATATTTCTTTGTTGGTCATTTTTTTCCTCCTTCAATAACTTCTAATCCAAGAGGAGGTCTCCAACCATCTAATACGTCCTGGACATAAGCTTTATAAGATAAAAATTCTCCTTCTGTCATATGACCCTTTGAATTAGTAATTATATCCATCGTCAATAAACAAGGAACTTGAGTTTTATCTACTGCATAAAGAGGAAAATTATCCTCTATTATTTTATGATGTTTATCATAATCATCTAAAAAAGAGTGACGACATTCCATAAATGCATTTTGTATTATTTCTCTCTCTTCTCTAGTATTTTTTTTATGTTGTCTTGGCATTTTCATAGTATATAAGCCCGATCAAAATCTTTTGGGTCCAAGACATGTAATTCACGCTTCGCTCTCGTCGCTCCAGTATAAAATAATCTATGTAATTCATCTGGGTCATAACTAAATGTTTCAATTGCAGCGCCTGTTATATCTTGCATCAATAAAACTTTATCAGCTTCTCCTCCTTTCGCTCCGTGTATGGTTGACATTATTATACGAGGATTTTTATTTATCATTTCACCATTCGCCCTCATGTTACGAATGTAGTTTTCAGTTATAGTATCTAATCCTTCAAAAGATTTATACCAAACCTTATCTGTAATTAAACCGTGTTTATCTTTACAGTCTTGTAATGTATATTTTTCATCAGCATGTAGTGTTTTACCTTTTCTAAATCCTTCTAGTACATTTGCTCCAAGGTACTCATAAATATTTTTTATTTCTAGGTGATTTAATAATTCATCTTTACGCCATGATTCCCAATTATTTAATGCTAGTAATAGTTTTAAAGGTACAGAATTAATTCCTTTATATTGATAATACCATCCCTGTAATTCACATAAATCTTTTGCATCATCTAAAAAATGATTAGCAGAAGATAATACTAACCAATTGCCCTCACTCATATCTACTTGTGTAATATCAGAATATCTTTTTAAAATACCTTCTTCTTCTCTAGGTTTATATTTTTTATCAAATCTATTTTGTACTTGACCAATTATTCTTTGTGATAATTCATGTATGGGTCCACCAGGTATTCTATAAGATTGATCTAATATTTTTATATCATTCACTTCTTCTTTTAAAGCTATGAAGTGATCTACATCAGCACCAGCCCATTTAAATATTGCCTGATCATCATCACCTGCAATATAAGTTTTGTCTGCATTCGACCATAATTTTCTTACCATTTCCCATTGTATTAAAGATAAGTCCTGTGCCTCATCAATAAATAATACTTTAAAACTATTTACAGAGTCTTTCTCAATATAGTCTGTTAGTAAATCATTAAAATCTTTAAGTCCTTTTTCTTTTTTAAATTTTTTTAATTCTTCCGCAAGTAAAAATAAAGTGCTACGCTCTATATCTAATATGTTTTGTCTCGAGTCATAGTATTCTAATAGATCTATTTTTTTAACTGCTGCTGTATTTATAATTGTAAGATATTCATTATCAGAATTAAATGTACCATCACTTTCAGAAAACTTTGCCATTTTTATAGGTATGCCACATTTTTCACCAAACTCTTTGTAGTCATCACGACCCATCATTTTTTCTTTAGTCATTCCTAATTGTGCAAATGCATAAGAATGTAAAGTCCTAAAATTACTTAAATCATTCTCTAGATCCAAGCCAAATTTTTCCGCAGCTCTAGTTGCTGCTTCTGTTGCAGCTTTTTTAGTAAAAGAAAAGTAACCTATTTGTTTAGGTCTTATCCCTTGTTGTATAAACTCGTCCACTAGATTCAGCAGTGTTGTTGTCTTGCCTGTTCCAGGAGGTCCTAATATTATTGTTTTCATACTTTTATTATTATACTCCTATTTTTTCCTGGCAGTTTTTCTATCCATCCCCTTT